ACATCTTCTGCCATCTTCTTTGATTCGGCATATACTGACAACATATTGCCTATCTGGTCGTGTTCCATGAAGGGAATCATCTTCGCACCGCTATATATACTCGAAGTGGAAGCTAATACCAATTTAGGGATCGAAAATTTTCGGCAAAATTCTAAACAATTTACTGTAGACATCACATTATTCTGTATATACTTCCCTGGTTCTTCGTTGGAACGCCTTACTCCTGCACTACCTGCCAAATGAATGACTGCATCTACCTTCATTTTCTCGTTTAACTGTCCCAATTTGTCTATGGAACTGGTTTCCGACAAATCCAACCCCATAAACATAAAATCTCTAGGATTTTTATTACTGTTATCTATGTATTTGACAGCGTTGTTCAGAAAGTGAAGACGTTCCTGTTTGAGAGAGAAATCCGATTCCGTGGACATGGAGTCAATTCCAATAACTTTATGGTTTTCCTTTAACATTTTATTTACAAAGTGTGATCCAATAAACCCAAATGCTCCTGTTACTAGATAATTACTCATTTTGTAACCTCGCTTTCGCTATTTCAAAGTATTCTTTTTCTTTCTCTATTCCTATGAAATCAAATCCTTCGTTCTTACAAGCAAGACCTGTAGTACCAGAACCCATAAAAGGATCGAGAACTGTTCCCCCTTTTGGCGTAATGAGTCTGCACAGATATTGCATCAATTTAATAGGTTTGACTGTTGGATGATTGTTTTTCGCTACCGATTTATTTCTTTGAAATGGGTTTTCTATTTCTTTTTTTCTGCCATCGAAACTGTATTGCTTATCCTCTAAATCTATTAACCCAAAATTTCTTTCTTTTTTAGATGCTTTAGGACAATAAAAAAACCTTGCAGCTGAACCCTCATCACCAATAGTTTCAACATCTCTTGGATACATTTTACCATATACATTATACTGTCCACCCTCTATATGTTGTTTCATTTTTCCACTTTTAGTGTATGGAAATTCGTTTACAATTACATCACTTCCATCATGCATAACATTGGCAGGAAATCTGCCTAGTTCACTTGACCTTGTGTCTGTACCATTATATCCGCCAACATAAACTTTTTTTGCCATCTTATCAGTTTTCCAAGTTCCTTTACCACCTAGTCTTATGTCATCACCTTCTGACAATCCAACTCTGCACCCATCAATATTAATTCCACCTGTTCCATGTTTTAAAACATTGTCTGTAATTGTTTTTTCTGAAATAGGTTTTCTTGCCAAGACAATCGGTTCATGTGCTGGTTTGAGTCCTGTTCCCCAACCTTCATATTCAGAGTTGCCTTTAGTTACTTTTATCTCTGTTCTATTGTTATCTTGCTTCTTATCTACTGACTTTCCAATATTTAAACTCTTTGGAAACCCTGAACCATACAACCACATAATCTGATCACGAATCTCAAATCCACCATCTTCGATTGCAACTGCCATTCGGTGATAGGTTCTACTTCCGCCAAACGACAACAAATGACCACCAGATTTCAAAAGGTCTAAACACAAATTCCACGTTTCCGAATTATAAGCAATTCCAGAAGAATCCCATTTTTTCCCCATGAATCCCAACTCATAAGGGGGGTCTGTAACAATGGAATCAACTTTAATTCCTTCGTCTATCATTTTTTTCATTTCGGAAATGCAATCGTTGTTGAAGATAGCCTTACTCGTCATCATCTAATCCATGTAGTTGTTCTACCATATCCACAATTCCTGCATAACAAGTAGGGCAGAACGCTACTGATAAAATTCCTATATATCCGTCTATACCGCCCTCTCTAATAATGTCAAAGGGACCATCGCAAACTGTACACGTTCTATTGCCATCATCTTCTTCCATAGGAGTGCCTTTCTCGATTGATTTAAGGTACCTAGGAGGCGATATCTCTTTCAGTTAGATAAGTTGTGCACAAGAGACGTAAAAGGAGACAGAAAACGCCTCTCATGCACTATTTCCCAACATGAAGTACCTACCAAACTATACTAAGATATATACAAAGTCAACAAATCAGACCCAATTTAGGGTCGAAAAATACGAACCAGACCCATGTACTCAGCACTATTTGGCCAACTATGCCTACATGAACCACTGTACCCATTGAAAAGAAAGAGCGAAGAAAGAACAAAGCAAAGAACAAAGCAAATAATAAAAAGCATCTATTAATTGAACCCACCAAACCAAGCCTACAAGCCAAACAAGCCCATAAATCAAAAGAAATAAAAAAATAGCAATACAAAGCATATTAAGCTTCATATAAGACGTTCTAATGATGTTTAAGCTTCGCTGTCGCTTGGAAGTGGTAAACAATGAGAAGTATTTTATATGATTTTTTGAGGGCTCCTTATGCACTCTCTCATTCATTTAATATGAAACAACAATTAGTCAATTCTCAATAATTCATATAAAGCAAATTATGAACTTAATATATTAAGCCTTATAAAAATTAATTTCAAAATAATCCTTGTTTAATGCAAATAATAAAACATTGTATAAAATTAGATATGTACATATTGTTAATAATATGGGACAATGTTCCTAGTTAGCAAATAAAAGCAATTTAACCATGTTACGAAATATCGTAACCAACTAAGGAGAATCAAATGACTAAAGAAAGAAAACACGAAATTACTACGCACAACATAGAGACATACATGGCTTATCTAGTGAAAGAGGACGTTATAGAAGTTAGCTTTAAAATGGAAATAGAAACTAAAGCGTATATAGACACTACTTCCATAGCATCGATTGTCATTCCTTACATTAAAGAACAATTGAAAAAGCATTTAAAAATGGAAGCTACAAAAGAGCTAAAGGGATATAGGAAAGCAATTAGAACAATATTAAAAAGAACAAAACAAGATGAAGAAAATTATGGTTATTCTAGTCTAAATAATAGATTGGTTATAGATAGCGAAACAAGAGAAGTTAGCAAAGAATATTATGACTCCATACAAATAAGACCATTCCATAAAGATAACATTGTAAGACCTCTTACATGGAAAGAGTTTAACCTATCCGAAAGAAATAGGCGAGAAATACTAATGAATGAATTAAACGCTTAAGGGCTTTGAGAGGGCTCTCTTTTGAGAGCCCTCAATTAAGTTTTTAAGCACTTTAACCCTAAGGAGAAGCAAAATGACAAAGCAAACTAGAAAATATTACTTTGTAGCAACAAAAGAGGAAGAACTAGAAATAGGTAATAAGATATATAAACAATGGACTATAGATAACGCAAGTGGAAGCCCTCACGAATCTAGACAAGACGCTCTTAATGAAATGGAATATTGTTCTTATCCTACAAAATTAATTGTTATTAAATCTAATGAAGACATCAATTCAAGCAAAGAAGCAAACAAGGAAGTTATGGAAGAAGTGAATTATAAAATAGAAGAATTGAACGTATAAATTCAGAATCTATTTAGAATATTATTGTATAATATTAATATTAATAAGAACTCAAACCATAGGAGAAACAAAATGATAATCGAAACAATGACAAAACAAAGTTTTAAAAATGAATTTATGAAAGTAAGAAAAGATAATTTTAGTTATGAAGGCTTAGAGGCTTTATATGAATTATTGGTAGACTTCTCGGAAGGCATGGAGGAAAACATTGAATTTGATCCTATCGCTCTATGTTGTGAATTTAACGAATATGAAAATATAAGAGAACTAGCAAAAGATTATTCTTATCTTTTCGATGCTCCTATATGTAGAATATCTGAAAGAATGTTATTTGAAACGATCCAAAATCACACTTGGATCATAACCTTTAAAGGAGGAATCATTATTCAAGCGTTTTAAGGACTTTTAGAGGGCTCTCTTTTGAGAGCCCTCAATTAAGTTTTTAAACCATTAACCTAAGGAGAAGCAAAATGACTAAAGATTTAACAACTAAAAAGTATAAGGTTACTTATGCAATAGATCACAATGATCCTAGCCCTACTATTAAATATTTTGATGAATGGCACACAATGCAAGATTGGGTTAACGAGGAAGTTCAAGGAAGGATCGATTTTCAAGTTCAACATAGCCCATTTTTTATTAATGAAAAAGATTTAAAAGACATTGAGGAAGTGGAGTATTCACTTGTCAAGATTGATGAACTTTAAGGACTTTGAGAGGGCTCTTGAAAAAGAGCCCTCAATTAAGTTTTTAAACCACTAACCCAAAGGAGAAACAAAATGAAAAAAGATTTAACAACAAGGTTAAAAAAATCGGATACACATTCTTTAAAAGCTATGGTAAAAGCCCTCTCAATGTTTCATGGTTTTTTTAATGACTCAGAAGATAACAAAAGGCTTGAAATTGCAAAGAAAATTTTGAAAGAAAGATCATAACTCAACCCAAAGGGCTCTCTTTTGAGAGCCCTCAATTAAGTTTTTAACATTCTATAAACCATAAGGAGAAACAAAATGAATTTAATTAAAGGAGAAGTAAAACTTGATGAAGTAACAAACAAAGAAAAGCATAAATTTAATTGTTTACTCGATAAAGACGATCTTAAATGGAATGGATTTTATAACCCTTATTTTGACAAAGAAAACGCTTTAAAGTTTATATCCATTTTAGACTTAAACGATGAGGAAGACAAAGAAATTGCACTTGATATTATGCACATTTTGAAAAAGCCCTATTTTTTAGAAGGAAAAAATTATTATTACTTTGGTGGAGGGTTTTGTTGGGTTCATAATTAATTCAAAATCAATTCAGAATCTATTCAGAATCTTATTGTATAATATATGTATTAATAAGAAGTTTACTTAAACCATAAGGAGAAGCAAAATGAAAAAAGATTTATTAGTAGGATTAAGCCAAGCTTTAGCAAGAGAATTAAATAATAGAGAATTTATAAATTCAATAGATATAGATACACATGGCACATATTTACAAGGATACGTTGAGACTACCTATGATGAATTAGTAAAACGCTTTGGAGAGCCTACAAGTTTACATAAAAACGATAAAATTAATTGTGAATGGTGCTTAAAATTCAATAAACACAATGGCGAGGAAGTCATAGCAACAATTTACGATTGGAAAGTTGATGAAACTCCAAAGGATTTATATGAATGGCACATTGGAGGATTTACAAATAGTGCTATATCAATGATTTCAAGTCATTTCAACACGCTTGAAACTACATTTATACGAGCTTAACTTACTTTAACCTATCACAAGGGCTCTCTTTTGAGAGCCCTAAAGGAGAACCAACATGAATAAAGATAAAGTTAAAATAGACGTTATAGCAACTTTTAGACTTAAAGAAGGAGATAAAGAAAGAAACGATAATGTATACGAAGATCAAGATTTTTTTACAATAGAATTTACAAAAGATGAAATGCTTCATGAAAAATTAATTGTAAGAGAAATCTTAGATCACATTTTAAACGAGTATTGCGATCATTCAACTTGGATTTCTTGCCAAGTTATCAAGCTATCACTTGCCTATAACTTCGCAAATGAAGAAGATCGTCAAAAGTATAGTTATTTATGGGAAGAATCTAAGGGCAAATATTATTTTAAAGGAAGCGATCCATCTAATACGTTTTCAAATTTAGAGAAATCTCTTTTTAAACACGCTATTATTATTTAACTCAAACCAAAGGAGAATCAAAATGAACTTAGCTAAAAAAGTAACACAAGTATTATTAAAAGATAATAAACAACTTGTTGTTTATGATGGGCTTGATGGTGAACTTATTTTCAAAGGAGATACTTTTGATAAAGTTTGGGAACATATAACTTGTTGCGATGATGTAGTTGTGAGGGTCTACGAAAAAGATAAGCCCATGCTCAAAAAATTACCATTTGCCACTAAATCTTTCCTTGGTTTCTTTCACGTTGCCAATGAAAATTATGGCTATGAAAACGTGGTTGATTGGTCTAGTAGTAAGTACATTAATTCCATTATTGAACCTATATCAAAATTATACGAGGAAATAGCTAACGAATAACACTTAACCCAAAGGAGAACCAACATGAATAGTGCGAAGGAAGTTTTAAAAAGAATGATGGAGGACAACAAATACATTCAAATTGTAGACACTAAAGAATATAAATCAATTTACAAGGGCAAGGATTTTGAGAAGGCTTGGGTTTGTGCAGCTCCAGAAAATGAATTTTTTATCGAAGTTTATGAGACCACGAAAAAGTATTTAGGTTATCTTTTTATAAAAAATGTCGTGGGAGATGGAGAGAATATTTATGATTTTCATGGCGACTACGTTGTAGAAGTGGTAGATCGCTTTTATCATTTTGAAGACTCATTGATTGACAAGGCTTATTAATTGTAATATATTTATACTTATTTAACTTAAAGGAGGAAAGATAAAATGGAATACTTCACAATTTGGATTATCTTAGTATTTGCATTTGTTGGAGCGATTGTTTATGGAATTAAATTTCACGATAGGGAGAAATGAAATGATAACTCAAGATAAATTTTGGTTAGGAATTAATATTAGTTATGATGAGTTAGAGATAAAAAAAACATTGAATAGTTCTGATTTTAAAGATTTGTTTAAATTTATTGCGAATAGAAGAAACAAAAGTAGAAAAATAGATACCTCTAAAGATATTAGCGAATCTGAATTTAAAGAGGTGAAGAATATTATAGAGAAAACGATAGAAGAAAGTATATTTGATGGTGCTTTTGAGCAAATGGAAGATGAAATTATGGATACACTTATGAATATGAGGGATAAATAAAATGGATATGTATGATGGGTTTGTTTGTTTTTTTCTAATGGTTTGGGCTATCTTTGCTTTTTGTTGTTTCTTATCGTTGAAAAATCACTTTGATAGTTTGGAAAAATACCTCTTAGGAAAAAGGATAAAAGATGACTAAAGAATTTTATGACGTTTTAAATGACCAACCACCAAAATTTAATTTAATTCGAGAGTATGACGATCTAGAAGATTTGTTAAAGGCTAATAAATATTCGTTTAAAAGGTATCTGAATGGGGAAGGATTTGATGTAAATTTTTTAGAAGATTTAATAGAGCACTATAAAAATATAATTCCATATGGAATCCAAAAAGGAATTGATGGGGATTGCGAGGAATGGTTGGTTGATTACCTTGATTCTCGTTTATATGATCTAAATATTTCGACAAAGATATTTAATGAATAAAGAATATAAAGTTTTACCAATTAAAAAAGAAGAAACACACTCGTGGCTTTTGCATAAGCATTATGCGAAACGAATCCCTACCATAACCCACGCCTTTGGGCTTTATAAGAAAGGAGAATTAAATGGAGTGGTTACTTTTGGTTTGGCAATCTCTAAAGAATTTTGCGACAATGTATTAGGCTTGGAGTATCGAGATAAGATTTTAGA